CTAAAAGTTTTATTGGTAAGCAGTTCTTATGTCCCTTCCATAAACTCAGATCAATATGTTTCAAACATTAATGTAAATCATATTATAAATAGATCTGGAGTAATACAAAACGTTACAAATACTCTTGGAGTATTAGATGCAAGTGATATAGTCATATCAGAACACGATGGTTCAGCTTTTAATGCAGTAGTGTTATACCAAAATGGAACATCAGATTCAGATTCAAGACTTATTTCATATATAGATACTTCTGCTGGTCTGCCTTTTGCGGGTGTTAATTTCAGCTTACCTGTTACTATAATCTGGAATAATAGTTTTAGTAAAATCATTTCTTTATAGGAAAAATATGGCAACAAATTATCCAAATTCTTTAGATGTTTTAATTAATCCAACAGTCAACGATGCTTTAAATTCAGTAACAGTTCCTCATCATCAACAGCATGCAAACTTAAATGATGCAATGGAAGCAGTCCAAACTATTTTGGGAATTAACCCAGCAGGGTCACATTTAACCATAAAAGACAGAATGCAAGCATCTGAAGCTTTAAACGGCTTAACTGACGTTACTATTACTTCTGTTGAAGCAGGAAATGTTCTAAGACATAACGGCTTAAAATGGGTAAATTACGCTGAAAAAGACGTTACTGATGGAGGGAACTTTTAAAAATGGCAAATACAATTAGGATTAAAAGAAGAACGGGAGCAGGTTTAGCTGGATCTCCTGCCTCTCTTAAGAACGCAGAGTTGGCCTACAATGAGGCTGATGACATACTCTATTATGGTAAAGGTGCTGACGGAAATGGCGACGCAACGACCATCCCAGCTATAGCAGGAGCAGGAGCCTATACCACTCTTGGTACAGCACAAACGATAACTGGAAATAAAACATTTTCTGGCACAGTTTCAGTTGCGGCACCATCATCAAACGCACATGCAGCAACTAAATTATACGTTGATACTGCAATCACCGGAGTTGCAACAACATTCACCGTTGCAGGTGACGGTGGCTCAAATCAGACGATAACCACAGGAACAGACACTCTAACAATTTCAGGCGGCACTGGTCTTACTTCTGCTGCTACATCGGATACTATCACTTTAAATCTTGACAATACAACTGTAACAGCTGGTTCGTACGGTTCAGCTAGCGCAATCCCAACCTTTACGGTTGACGCTCAAGGTCGTTTAACAGCAGCTGGAACAGCTTCCATATCCACTTCATTTACGGTAGATGCAGACAGTGGTGACAATCTAACAATTTCTGGTGGGGATACATTCACCATAGTCGGTGGCACAGGATTGACATCAACAGCTTCTGCAACTGATACGCTGACTTTAGACCTTGATAACACAGCAGTGTCAGCTGGTTCATTTGGTTCAGCCACAGCTGTTTCAACCTTTACTGTTGATGCCCAAGGTCGTTTAACTGCAGCCGGAACAGCTACAATTGCCATCCCTGCAAGTGCAGTTACAGACTTCAACGAAGCTGCTCAAGATGCAGTTGGAAATGCAGTTGGAACAGGCCTTACTTACACAGACTCAACAGGTGCAATTTCAGTAACCGCAAATACTTACGATGCATATGGTTCAGCTTCAACAGTCGCAGGAAACCTTACAACTCACGGAAATCTAACAGAAGCACATGGTGCAACTGGTGCAGTAGTTGGAACCACAAACACTCAAACACTTACGAACAAGACACTTACTAGCCCAGTAATAACTGGAGCAGTATTTAATGATGGTTCAATAGTCTTTGAAGGTGCAACAGCTGATGCCCATGAAACAACTTTAGCAATTACTGATCCAACCGCAGATAGAACAATTACACTCCCAGACGCTACAGGAACAGTTGCCTTAGTTGCAGACGTCGCAGCACTGTCTGGCGCAACATTTACAGGTGCAGTATCTGGTACATCCCTTACCCTTTCAGGTGACCTGACAGTCAACGGTACAACAACTACAATTAACTCAACTACAGTAAGTGTCGACGACAAGAATCTTGAACTTGGCTCAAGTGTCTCTCCATCAGATGCTGGTGCAGACGGTGGTGGTATTACGCTCAAGGGAACTACGGACAAGACTTTTAACTGGGTTGATGCAACTGACGCATGGACTTCATCTGAGAATCTCAACCTTCTAACTGGCAAGTCATTGTTAATCGCAGGAACTTCCGTACTTAACGCCACTACTCTTGGTTCAGGAGTAACCGCATCAAGCCTTACTTCAGTTGGAACAATTGCAACTGGTGTATGGAATGGTACCGCAATAGCCATAGCTAACGGTGGAACCGGCTCTACAGACGCTGGAGCAGCTCGTACGGCCCTTGGATTGGCAATTGGCACTAACGTACAGGCCTACAACTCTACACTCGCTGCTGTGGCTGGTGGCACGTATACTGGCGATGACAGCATTACAACCCTTGGAACAATTTCTGCAGGAACTTGGAATGGTACAACAATTGCTATAGCTAACGGTGGTACCGGTTCTACAACGGAATCAGGAGCTCGTACAGCTCTTGGATTGGCCATTGGGACCAACGTACAGGCTTATAGCTCAACTTTAGATAACGTAGCTGCAGGCAACTACACACTTGATGGTGGAACGTTCTAACTGCTTTATGTTATAATATTTTAGTTAAAACGGAGTAGCAAATGGCTAATGTTATTAAAATCAAACGTAGTGCAACAGCTTCTGCAACTCCAAATACATTGGAGCATGGTGAGCTAGGGCTAAATTATGCTGATGGAAAGCTATTTTATAAAAATCTATCAAATTCCATAGTTCAGTTTACGGGCAGTGTGGGGCCAAAAGGTGATGCAGGTGTAGCGGGACTTGCTGTTCAAAGTACTGCGCCAGTTGATACTACTGTACTGTGGGCTGATACTTCTGTTTCTGGTACCGCTGTTGTTCCTACTGGTGGAACAACTGGGCAGGTATTGGCTAAATCTTCTGGTAGCGATTATGCAACAACGTGGACTACTCCAGTTACTTCTTCTGATTTAGCATTAAAGGCAAACTTGGTTGGCCCTACTTTTACTGGAACAGTTACACTTCCATCAGACACTTCTATTGGTACTGTTAGCGCAACAGAAATTGGGTATTTAGATGGAGTTACTTCCGCAATCCAAACACAGCTAAATACAAAAGCTTCAACAGGAAAAGCCATAGCTATGGCAATAGTATTCGGAGGATAAATCATGGCAGCACCAAACATAGTTAACGTTACAACAATTACAGGAAAAACAGCTCTACTTGCTATTACCAACTCTGCAACTGCAATAGTAGCAAACTCAGCAGCAAGTGGTAAAGTATTTAAAGTCAATGCTTTATACGTGTCGAATGTAGACGGTGCATCAAACTTTACTTTAAATGTTGACATATTAAGATCTGCAGCAACACCTTCAACTTATCGATTAGCACACCTTCTTGTCGTACCCGCCGGAGCAACTATTGATGTTATATCTAAATCTATTTACCTTGAAGAAGGAGACTCTCTTCGCCTTACAGGAAGCACAACTCTTAAACTAGAGGGGATTGCTAGTTACGAAGAGATTAGCTAATGCCAGACTTCCCTTCTGCAACTAGTGCTTCAGGCATCTGGTCTTTAAACGATGTCGAAGAGGCAGTTCAAGGCAGTAATTGGTCATCAACATTTCCAGTCGTAAAAGATGGACTACAACTTTATCTAGATGCTGGTAATACAGCTAGTTATCCTGGGTCTGGCAATAAATGGTATGACCTAAGCGGAAACAATAGGCATTTTACATTAAATAATAATACCTTTACATCTGGATCAATTCCATATTTTTCAACTCTAGGTGGGAATATGGTCGGTCCAGAATCAAATTCATTTCAGATTAACGATAGAAATGGTTATACAATTTATTTAATCATGTATCAGAACTCTTTGGTAAATAGTGCTGCGTTTAAGTTTTACAATAGCGGGAGTGGCAGAGGAATTTTTGCTCACTGCTCATGGGGTGATGGAAATATTTATTTTGATCAAGGAGGTGGTTTCTCTGGTGATCAAAGAATATTTGCCAGCGGAGGAACCATGACTGCATGGAATATATTTGTGTTTAGAAGAAATGGCTATAGACAAAGACAGATTTTAAAAAATAATAGTGTTTTAGTAAGTGGTCTGGATTTAGCAGCAGATTTGAATTTAAGTTCAGTCAGTGCAACCCTTGGTTCAACTGATGAATATGGTGGTACATCTTCCACATGGAATGCAAGAATTGGTCAATTTATCGTTTATAATCGTGGATTAAGTCGTACTGAGATGCTGTACAACTACAACTCATTAAAAACAAGGTATGGTCTGTAATGCCTCAGTTTCCTAACCCCAATAACTCCACAGGTACTTGGTCGCTAGAAAAGCAACGCAATGCTGTTATGGGTTCTAATTGGGGTTCTCCATTGATTGCTACAACAAGTGTTGTTCCGTATCTGATTGATGTATTTGGAACTAAATATTGGGTTTATAGATTTGTTGTTGATAGCAACACAACAAGTAAAACTTTTACGATGGATATTTCATCTGGAACCGCTGTTGCTGAATTCTTGGTAGTAGCTGGTGGTGGTTCAGGTGCTGGTTATGTAGGTGGTGGAGGTGGTGGAGGAGGTTTTGTTGAAGGTTCTTTCAGATTGACCTCTGGAACATACACCATAGTTGTTGGTGGTGGTTCTGGACCCGGATTGACCTCTGGCAATGCTCGTGGTCCAGTAGGCAAAGACTCTTCAATCTCTGGTCCAAACCTTTCAATCACCGCTTATGGTGGTGGTGCTGGGGGTAATCATGACTCAAATGCTGGCAGTGCTGGTGGTTCAGGAGGAGGGGGTGCCTCAACCAACGGTCAGACATCTTTGGGCGGTGGTGTTACGGCAGCAGCAACCTCTGGATCAGCAATTATATCTGCTGCTTCATACGGTTTTAGAGGTGGTAATACAACAGGAGCACGAGGCGGTAATGACTGTGAAGGCGCAGGAGGAGGTGGTGCTGGTGGTCAAGGTCTTGACCATTTAGACACAAACACTGGTCCCGGTGGTCATGGTCGTCTTTCCACAATATCAGGTAGAGCATTCCTTTACGCAGCAGGCGGAGGAGGGGGAAGTTATTACCCAAATGACTCTGGTGATATTGTCGGAGGAGGTTCTGGCGGTCTTGGTGGAGGAGGGGGCGGAGGCGCTCACGGTAATGGAAATCAAGGTTCTGGAGGAACAGGTGGTGAATCTAACGGTTCAGCAGCAACTGCTGGTGGAGAAGCTCCCGGTGGACAAGGTGGACAGAATACAGGAAGCGGTGGAGGAAGCTCTGGGCATAACCAAGCAGCAGGAAGTGGAGGCTCAGGCATCGTATACATTAGATATCCTGCAAATATTACTTCAATCAATGTTGAATATGTTGTTACAGCTGGAGGCGGTGGTGGTGGATCAGGTGCCACAAGCGCAAACAACGGCGGAGGCGGAGGTGCAGGAGGATATCGTTCTTCTGTAGCTGGAGAATCCACGGGAGGACTAGGCTCAGTAGAAAGCCCATTATCAGTAGTTCGTGGTATCCCATATACTGTCACAGTCGGTGCTGGTGGTTCTGCAAACAACTCTGGTTCCAATTCTATTTTTGGTCCAATAACTTCAACTGGAGGAGGTCGTGGGGGAGGATTAAACGCTCCCGTAGCTCCACTATCTGGTGGTTCTGGCGGTGGTGGTGGACCAGCAGGCTCTGCAACTAACCTTCATTTAGGAGCAGCAGGTCTTTACTCTCAAGGATACTCTGGCGGAAATGGCAACGCTGCATCACCTTACCGTGGTGGTGGCGGAGGAGGAGCTGGTGCTGCCGGAAATGCTGGCGTAACTAATGGAAACGGAGGTGCTGGTATTTCATCGTCTATTACCGGAAGTGCTGTAACTCGTGCTGGAGGTGGTGCAGGAGCTGGTGATGACGGGAATGGAACTGGTGGTTCTGGTGGCGGAGGAAATGGTGGTAACCTTAACGGCACATTGGCAGTAGCAGGAACACCAAATACAGGTGGAGGTGGAGGTGGAGGTGTTTCTCAAGGAGCAACTATCGTAGCTGCTTCAGGAGGTTCGGGTGTTGTAATCTTGAGATACCCTTCTTATTATACCCTCAGTGTTGGGGCAGGATTGACATCAACAACCTCAACTGTTGGTTCAAATAAAGTAACCACATTCACTGCTGGTACTGGAATTATAACATGGAATTAAGGATTAACTAATGGCACAATTCCCAAACACATCTAGCGCAAGTGGCAAATGGTCACTTCGTCAACAATATCGTTCTATCCTTGGTTACAACTGGGCATCCCTCCCTCCCGCTACTGCTGAAATCCTCGTTGTAGGAGGCGGTGGTGGTGGAGGCTACGACATGGGCGGAGGTGGTGGTGGTGGTGCCGTATCTGCTGGAACATTCCTCGTTCAGCCGGGAAGTTATACTTTGACAATAGGAGCTGGTGGACTTGGAAATGGATCTGGAATTAATGGGAACTCTGCCTTCCATCAATTTACAGCCGTAAGCGTAAATGGTTCAGATACTTTTATAGAATCTCCATCTTACGAAAGAGTGATATCAAAAGGAGGCGGTTATGGAGGAAGTTCTTATTGGGACTATACTCCGGGTGCTGTAGGGAATGCTGGCGCTAATGGCGGTGGAGCTTCTGGATATTCCAATGGTGGTGCTCCCGGTGGTCGTTTAGGCGGTGCATCAAACCAACATACTTTAGGGATGTTAGATGGACTACTTACTGTTACATCTCGTGCGAATGGTTACATAGGTGGTCATGGTGGACCTCAGTATTACCCCGGAGGAGGTGCTGGGGCGGGCGAGAACGGAACTAATTCACCCAACACCCCCCATGGCGGTATTGGACAGCTCAGTACCATTACAGGTGTTTCCTATTACTGGGGCGGAGGCGGAGGAGGTTCTTCCTACAGTTCCGGTCCCGGAGGCAATGGAGGTAATGGCGGAGGAGGTGGTGGTGCTGTCGGTTCTACCACAGGAGGTGCTGGCATAAACAGCGGGTCTGCTGGAGGTGGAGGTGGAAACAATACCCAAGCAAACACTCCCGGTGGAAATGGTGGAGCAAACACAGGTGGAGGAGGCGGTGGAGGTTCGCACTACACAACTGGATCCAAAGGTGGCAATGGCGGTTCTGGTATAATAGTGATTGCTTACCCAACAACAAGTGCAGCGATTACAACAATAAGTGCAGGTCTCACTTGGTCAGTAAGTACCGTAACAAGATCTGGGTTTAGAGTTTACCTCTTTACTTCTGGCACTGGAACAATAACTTTTTAAGGAGATACAATGGCACATTATGCATTTTTAGATGAAAATAATATAGTTACTGAAGTAATAACAGGAAGAGACGAAGACGAAGTAGTTGACGGGATTTCTGACTGGGAAGCATACTATGGTGAGTTTCGTGGGCAGAGATGCGTAAGAACATCTTATAATAATAATATTCGCAAACAATACGCAGGTGTGGGATATATTTATGATGAATTAGCTGATGTTTTTATTTCACCTAGTCCTTTTCCATCTTGGGTTCTAGATGAAAATCATGACTGGCAAGCTCCTACTCCAAGACCATACGATGGTAAAATGTATATTTGGAATGAAGAAGAACTTTCATGGGTAGAGGTAAATCCATTGCCACTACCAATACAAGAATAGTAAATAATTACTTTTCTACAAAAAACACTATCACAAATATAGCACTACTATATGGTTGTTGATTTTGTTAAAAGGGAATTCAAATGACAGTTTTAAAAAAATATAACATAAGCACATCACAATGGGAGCCAATTGTCACAGGCACCGAAGGTCCTGCTGGCCCCACTGGAGCTACTGGACCAACGGGTCCAACTGGAGCTACTGGGTCAATCGGTTCGGCAACACTAGATGATCTTTCTGACACGATAGTGACAAGCCCAGCAACTGGTCAAGTACTTAGATATAACGGAACTAACTGGGTCAACTACGCTTCGACTCTTACTCTTGGTGGAAATTTCACCACCTCAGGTGCGTATACAACATCTTTAACTGCAACAGCAAATACAAATATAACACTTCCAACGACTGGCACTCTCTCGACTCTTGATGGAATGGAAATTTTAACTAACAAGACCCTCACCAGTCCAGAAGTTTATACACCGATCCTTTTGCTTTCAACAAGCACGTCAACAACTGATGCAAGAATTTTTTGGGATTCTACAAATAAAAAAATAAGAGTAGGCAATGGAACAATATCATTAGACTTTGCTTCTTCTAATGTCGTAACTAACGCTCAGGTAGCTAGCTATACACTGGTCTTGGCGGACAAAGATAAACTAGTAGAAATGAATGTTGGATCAGCTAATGCTCTAACTGTTCCGTTAAACTCCTCTGTAGCATTCCCTGTTGGAAGTCAAATTACAGTACTTCAAACAGGATCTGGGCAAACAACGATTACTGCAACTGGTGGTGTAACCATAAATGCAACGCCTGGACTTAAGCTTAGGGCTCAGTGGTCTTCTGCTACTTTAATAAAAAGAGCTGAAAATACTTGGGTTGCATTAGGTGACTTGGTTGCTTAAAGTAATTCAGTAATTGTATAAAATGATGGAGTGGTGTATCTTTCACCAGAAGTAACCATCTTTACCCCATGTAGGTAGCCGATATCACCAGGATGGGCAACCGCTAAACCAGGCTTAGGGGTAATTACAATATCATGTTCTGGATAATATAGTTCTCCGCCTTCAAACTCATCATTATAATAAAATAATGAATTTAAATCATAGTTAAAGAATGGATTTGGCGATCCATCATTTAACTGCTTGTCAGCATGAGGCAATTGTTCTGTCCCAGGTTTCCATTTTATAATTACTGGTACTCTTTCAAAAAGTTTTACATTAAAACAATCTTCTAGCACTCTTTGCATTTTTGTAATATATTTATATACAATATTATATACATCAATATCTACTCTTTTTAATATTTCTCCACTGCATTGACGATCTTTCCAATACGAAGAGCTATATGTACAGACGCCATTTTCATCATATATATCTTCGCCAGAATCCATCCATTCATTAATCGTTGGCAAAAACTTTTGTATTTTCTTTAAATCTTCTAAATCAATAAAGTTCTCAAAAACTTTTATATTATCCGCAGAAGTACCAAAATGACCTGGTAAGATTAGTGATGTATCAACATTTTTCATTTTTTCCCTAACACTTGATAAGAATGATTTATTCTGATATATTATATCAGTTACGAAACTTAAATAAACGGAGAGTTATGCAAATTTACAGCGTGGAAGACCCAAAGTTAGCAATTGTATTGTATAGGGATGTTTTTGATCCTGATTTCGATATACCTTCTAAGTTAGAAGCCTGCTTAACAGATAGTAAAGATGATTACTTAAAATGGAGAGAAGCCCTTGTAGGATACAATGAAGTTATGCCAGACTACAGAGACTGTGTAGACTTTAAGATAGGACCTTATTACTGGGATCATATACCAGAGGGTTTTGAAGACATCAAAGCTGTTTATGAAGAAACAGACGTAGCATTAAAAAAGTGTTTAGCAGACTATGAAAAAAGATACAATTTTAAAATGGAATTCATGGAATCAATTAACTTTGTTAGATACAACGTTGGTCAGCATTTCCAAGTCCATGCAGACAGCGGATTTTCATATAGTTGCACCGTATCAAGTATTGCATACTTAAATGATGGATACGAAGGTGGAGATCTTTGGTTCCCTTACCTCGATATCACTTATACTCCGAAAAAGGGAGACATCCTATTCTTCCCATCGGCATATACCCACTCCCATGCATCTTCTGCAGTTACTTCAGGTACAAAGTATTCAGCAGTAACAATGTTTGATTATAACGATAACAATCATCAGTATGCAAAAACAGCAACACCACAAACAGCTCCTAAAGAAAATAAAGAGCTTAATATAATGCCATTAAATTAATGACCAATATAACCCTTACTAGGACAACTCAAAATCCTCCTGTTATAAAACAGTCTCGTTTAAAAAGAGATTGGATGGATGAAACCTACAATAAACACGCCTATAGATGTTTGCCACTTTCAGAAGCAAACGTAAATGGTTGGGAGATGCAGCTACAACAAGATGTAGTCGTAGAATGGGAAGGTGGCAACAATGTTCCTAAAGTCCTTAAGGGAGAATTTTTTGAAGGTAGAGCAATAGTTATACCTTCAATCATAGGAATTATGTCATTCGTAACAGGTTGGGCGGTTAATACAGAAGAGGGATATGATACTTTTGTTAGTGGTTCTCCAAACTATTTTGTAGATGGGGCAAGTCCATTAACCGCATCAATTCCTAGTTCTTGGTGGCCAGACGAATTTAATATGAATTGGAAGATAACTAAGATTGGCAAACCAGTTTTATTTGAGCAAGGAATGCCATTTGTTTTTTTTAATATTTATAAAAACGATCTACTAGAATCATGCGAGCTAAAAGTCGAGAATTTATGGGATAAGCCAGAACTGATGGCAAGTAGACAATCCTACGGAGACGCTAAAATGAAAAAAATACATGAGCAGCCGTGGACCTGGATGAATGGCATTAGAACAGGGTTAAATGAAAAAAATGAGCAAATAGGGCCTAGACATGACGGTCTACCTAAATTGCAAGAGCCATAGTTCTTTTAATCTGATATTTAAAGTGTTACTATATTCTTTGATCTATATACATGGTGATTCGAGGAAAAATGAATTTTAACAGCATACCAAATAGTAAAAAATTACAAATTATAGCGGATATCAGGCCAGCTTATGAAGAGATTGTATATACAGCTTTAATATATATTGGCATCGATCCAGAGTCTTTTGATCCAAATAACTATTCAATTGAGACAGAAGACGCAACTGGTCTTTCATACAAAACTAGTATGATTAAGGCCCTAGAGGTTTTAGATATGCTTGACAGCGAGATAGAAAAAAACAGTTAAATGAAATTTACCATTAGCAATGAAAAAAGAGCAGAAGTTTTGCAGTCGGCAAAGCAAAGCTTAGAGTCAGCTTTATTGCTACGACTATCTGTAATGGGTGTTGATCCAGATACTTTTGATCCAGATACTTTTGTCCCCAATGAGGACAGTACGATGGATAATGATATAAAAGTTATAATTGATAAAATTAAAGATTTAGATATAAAACTAGAGGCTTTATAATTTTTGTTTAACTGTGGTATAATTCAAAAATGGAAGAATATACAATAAGTTTGAACAAAGTCTTTGAATTTAATTATAATTCAGATTATCACGACTGCACAAAATTAAAAGCTAAAACAATAAATAGCATTCTTCCAAATGGTTATAAAGCAGTTATACTTTTTCCTATAAAAGTTAAAACAAATAGTGATATTATTTATCCAGTTGTTAGTAATAAATCAAAATGTACATTTAATTTTACTCCAAAAATTGTTGGAGATTGGAATATACAAATTATAGATAAAGAAGAGATTGTGAAACAAATTATCTTAAAGGTATTAGACTGATGTTGTACCAGTTAAATTATATTGATTATATGTTTTACCTTAATAGATATAAGAAAAATGCCGGCGTCGGTAATCTTACTATTTTAGAAAATAAAAACAATACTGATTTTAAAGTTTTAATTACTAAGAATATATTAAGAAACTTAGAGTCTACTATTATATTTACCCACACTATACAAGATAGTTTAATGGATAATGACTATCCATATTTTGTAAAAAATAATGATTTCAATATAGAAGATCATATTTATGAACACAATAAAGACAATCCTTATGATAAAGATACTATCCAACAACTGGTAGACAATATAGTCTCTAAACCCATACCGCTTAATAAGCCAATGTGGGATATCCATATAATATATAATTACAATGAATATAATAATGTTGGAGTATTTAGAAGAATACACCACGCTGCCTGTGACGGCGATGGAATGTCTCGATTCCATGATGCTATTTTCGATGAAGTAAACCTACCCAAAGAAAAAAATTGTTATAGCTTAAATAAGTTTAAATGCACTACAAATCGTAATATAAAAATATTAAAAAGTAAAATAATTAAATTAAAGTCTTTGTTATTTACTTCAAACAAATATTATATAGATAAACCTTTAAATAGGAAAGACCTACATCAAGGTTTGTGGAAATTAAAAATGTCAACAAATCAAAGCCTTATTCTAAAAAAAATAGACATTTCTAAATATCAAAATGTAATAAAAAAATTAGACATTTCAACCTTTGAGTTATCTATGTATTTAACTGCTAGTGTTTATAGGAAATTGTTTAATACTACAGAAGATAATACTACAATCTTAACTGGAGTTCCATGTTCACTAAGAGGTAATAAAGATGGGCTATATGGGAATAAGGTAGCTTCTGCTAGGGTAAATCTTCATACAAATGAAATCAAAGACTCACAAATGCTTAATAAAATTAAGATTTCATTAAAAAATGAAATAGGTTTAACTAAAGATACTCCATTTAACGGATATGTTAGAGCGGCATGCATTGAGCCAAGAATGAATAAAATGTTAGAAATATGGGATTTTGCCAATAAGACTACGTGGAGTAATAGAAAAAAAACACCAATTAAAATTGATAATTCAACATATACCTTAACCACTACTTCATTTAAGAAAATACAACTGCCAAATTTTACTATCAATAAAAATAAGATAATTACAATGCACCCATATTCCATGGTAATATGCACTCCAGGATCTATAGGATGTTCTGCTACTTATAGACTGTATGATGATCAATTGCATATAAGCTTAATATATATAAAGGAATTTTTCAAAGATCCACAATTATTAATGTCTTATTATGATGAGGCTTTAGAGGAACTTAAGGCTATTGCTAATGATTGATGTAGAAATAGGTAGTAGGGACTTTATTGAAAATCAGCATTATTATTTAGATCAGCTTAAAACTAACAGTCCAATTATTAAAACAAGATCAGGATATATATTAGTTACAAAATATGATGATATTTTTTTTGGTTTAAAGAATAATTCTTTTGCTAGACAAATAATTAAAGGTTCAGAATCTCACTATCACGCCTTGACTAACATGGATGGTAAAGACCATTCTATGTATCGCCAAATGTTAACCAGTACATTTTCTAATTCTTCTATTAAAAATATGGAAGAATTAATATTAAAAATAATTAATCAAGAAATAAAAAATATAAAAAAAAACAAATCTAAAACAATAGATCTTATTAACGACATAGCTTTTAAAGTTCCTTTTTATACAACTTGTGAAATACTTGGTATTGAACCACCTGAAGACGAAGATCTAAAAAATATACAAAGATTATCAATTGATACTTTATATATTTTAAACTTAGAATTATCAAAAGAAGATTTTAGAAGATCACTCAAAGCATCTGACGAACTACTGTATTATATTATCAATCTTACATTTGGAAATAGATATAAGAAAAAAAGTGGCTTAATAACGCATTTGCAAAATGCAGAGTATGAAGGAAAAAGAATAACAAATGAAGAAATATTATCATTTGTAATTTTACTTTTTGTTGCAGGGTTTGAAACTAATGTAAATTCAATTACTTCATCTATATATAATATTTTAAATCAAAAAAAAGCTAAAGATAAAATCTTACAATTAGCCACATCCTCAAGCTCTTTAAGCGCAATATCAGATGAGTTAATTAGACATTCATCTAGTGTAAATTTTGTCACCAGAAAAGCAATAAAGGATACCTACCTTGGAAAAGATAAATTTTTAGTAAAAGAGGGTGAGATAGTATTATTTCATTTGGGATCCGCTAATAGGGATTCGGAAATATTTTCAAATCCTCATGAAATTGATATAGATAGGTTTAATTCAAATAGGCATTTGGGTTTCGGTTCTGGTCCTCACTACTGCATAGGGGCAGGGCTGTCAAGAATTCAAGTTTCAAACGTAGTCGTAGAGACTATTAAGAATTTTGATAATTTAAAGATAATGAAAAATCCAGTGATAAGTTCAAATTTCGGAATTGCTGGTTTTGAGCAGATATATGCTACTTATCAATAATTCATATTACTATTTTAAATAAACACACAAGGGTAACAAATGGCTGAAAAAAATAATCTCGAAAAAAATAGAGACAATTTGATTAAACAAAAAGAACTATATCTTTATGAATTGGCTTTAAAATTAAACATAGATCTAGAAAATTATGACGAAAACAGTATAATAGACCCACTGGATCCTAAATATAATTTCCATGTAATCATAAGAAAAAATCTTAGTATTTTAAAAAATTTAATATAGGAAGTAAATAAATGCCACAAGAAAATAATGAAGAAGAAGATCTACAGTTTCACCCGGATTACGCTTTAGACAACTTAATTGTTGAAAGAGTAGAGGAAGAAAGAGAAGTCCTGGTATTGGATTTACCAAATCAAAGATTTAAGATTAAGGGAATTACTCCTTTACATTGTAGTTTTTATGATGCAGACTATCGCAAAGATGGTATAATATACTCTTCATTTGCAGAAGAACAGGAAGACGATGAAATATAATCAAAACGATCATAAGCAGTTTGTTTATAATAATTTAGTTTCCATATTGGAGTCTGTTGGGATGGACGCTACTAACGTTGATGATATTACTTTTACGGATATAAGAAGAGCGATAAATGATGTTTATCCTCCTATCGCAACAAATCAAAGCACTATACTTCCAGCAGAAAATTTAATTATTAGAAAAAGAAAACAACTAGTCAACAACGCTAGATATACCTTGTATGCTTATAAGACAATAGTAAAGAGAGAGCAAAATGGTTAGTTCTAATAATCTAAACGCAATGTCAGTATCTATCATAGCTAATGATATGAGTAAGACAATTTTTAAGAGCACTTATGAAGATAACATATCAGAATACTGCAAGCAGGTTTTGGATTATGAAGTCGAATCTTTAGAATTGAGCAGAACTAGAAGAGATATTGGAATATATCCAAGTGATTTGCACTCTTACGAGATAATTAGTATGGCAAAAGATCCAGCAAAGTTTGAAATGATTATCGAGGGAAGATCATTTCCTGTAGAAGTTAATACCTTCCTAGTAGGCCAATTAGAGATGGCAATTAAATTAGCCAAGCCAAGTTCTATAGTTTTTATGTCTTGCAACTTCTTTGCCCTGCCACTGGACTATTTAGAGTCTTTAAACATAGAAAATGTATATATACCAAATGACGAAAATGTATATAGAGCAGAAAATATTTACTTAAACAGAGAATGCAACCTTAATGTCTTAAATCCGGCAGATTTGCAAAACGGTATTTTTCCTAGTAACGTAGATATGTTTGTAGCAAATGCTACGCATATATCCATGGGTATTAATCCAAACATAATACAGGAAATGTATGATCACTTACCGGTCAATGGTGTTCTGTATATAATTAACTCAAATGACTTTATGGCCTACTACGACAATGTTGTAGATATATCCATAGCTAGTGTTGAAGGTCACCCCATGTATGATGTGAATACTGCTATAGCAGCATTGGACAACGCTTTGGTATACCACATCCCAACTGGAGCAGGTTTTACCGTTATAATCAAAGGTTAGTATGTCTAATATACAGATAGTAGACGCATCCCCTACATATGAAGACGCATGCATATTTTCTGCTGTATGGTCAAACGTATGGCCTCAAATAGCAAAGGATGCCGGATATACCACAGAGCAGATAGTTAATAGGCTAAAGCATAGAGACATAGAATGGTGGATTAAAGCAATCAGCCACATGCCGGTAGCTTTTTATGCTAAGAATGACGTTGGAAACACTGGTATATTTTATTTAATGCACGATGTTGATTTTCTATTAATAGATAATAAAGAATTGTCAGAGAATCAAAAAGATAAGACAAATACAATACCTGCAATCTATATGTTTTGCGAAAATTCTACTTGGGGAACAAATCTAACTAGAGAAATGACAAAGAACTACTCAATTAAGAGTCTAGAAGCTGGTTATGAAAAATCTGGTGGTTGGATATTAAAATCAAATAAAAGATCTATTTCTACTGTAAGTAAATTTCAAAAAGGCGGATACTGGATAAAGCAGAATGATAGCTTAAGTCCCATCTGGGATCAAGAAATACTTTTTGAATATTGGACATTTGATAATCAAAAGTACTCAGAAAGATTTACACAAAACGAATTGTGATAGAATATAACTATGTTGGTAATAGATAACTATATAAAAGACAAAGATCTCCTAGGTCAAATAAGGGCAGACAAAACCTTTTTCCCAGAATCAATGGGTTCCGATGAAAGAATAGCAGACCAACTTAATAGTTATCATTACGAAAAATCTTCTTGCTACGCACCATATATGTTTTGGGATGGGTGGTGGAGATCTGAGGCAGATACTTTAAAGAAAAAAGTAGTTCAAAAAATATGGGAAAATAATTTAGATTATCCTGTTGAAGATATTCTTGGAATAGAATATTGGACTAGAACTTTTGAACCAGGTCAATATTTAGATCATCACGTAGATGAAGACACTTTTCTTTACGAAAAAGAAAAAGTATTTACTGGACCAATTTGTGGATCTGTTTATTATTTTGGGGATAATCTAGAAGGTGGTTTTCTTGAGATACATAACAAGTCAATAAAAGAAAAAACACAAAATGCTCTAGAACGAGATAATATAGAACAATATATAGTTAATATTGAAGAAAGAGAAAGAATAGCCTACAAAGACAATAGGTTAATCATCTTTGATTCTGGTCATATTATCCATAACGCAACAGCAGCAAAATCTGGAGTTAGACAAGTTATGGTCACTAATGTTTGGCATAAAGATAATCCTCCATTGGCATTAGAATTGGGGACCTTCTACTATGAGTGATTGTCAAGTAATTAATTTATTTACATTAAACGTGTATAAAAGTGTTATCAAGAATATAGATCATGAAAAAATTTACAATGAAATAAAAAACAATTCTGAACACATTGAAGAAAAGTTTATTAATGATTATTTAAAAACTAATAATCATACATATTATGAAGACAAGAAATTTCCAAATAATTTACCAGAGTGCACTAAGTTAAAATCTATTTTACTAGATAGTGTTAACTCTATTTTGGGCAAAGAAATGAAGCTAGACACAATCTGGACTTTGACCCTTAAAAAGGGAGAGTCTGTTTCTTATCATAATCATAAATCTAATACTCATATGTTTCCTTCTGAGTATTATTCAATAGCATATTATCCCAATGCCCCAGAAGACAGTGCAAAGTTGCTCTTTAATACAACTGCTTGCAATGTAGTTGAAAATATAACAAGCATTACTCCAAATACTGGTGACTTAATATTATTCAATTCCTTCATTCCCCATATGACTACTAGGCATATGTCGGAAGAACCTAGAGTAGTAGTTAGTGCTAACTTTTCTCCAGTCAATCCAAATACTACCGTTGTTCCAGATTGGTCTCCCTATTGGGATAAGGAAGCTATAAATGAGTAAACCAATATTTTCAGTTCCTGAAGAAAGCATACACCTAGGTATGGGAATAGTCCTTTTTAAGGGCGTAATTAATATGGATGAGCATAAAGACATCATACCGTACTTATCTTCTTTAAAAGATAAAGCTACCGAAGAAGATTTCCATTATATAAAAGACGAAAATGGCGAAGTGCTATATGCTATTAACAGAAGTGGTCATAGATATTCTTTAGAAGATGTTAGAAGAGCATGTGCCCATATTGTAAATTTTGCAAATGGAGATGTAGAAAAAAAATATGTAGACTTTTTTGAAATGTGTGAAGAAGTTCTTTATCAGTGTTTAATAAGATATGTAGAAAGATATCCGATGATGCTCCCATGCTTATGGTGGAGAACACAGGGCCACGTAGTGGCATATGGACCAGGCAGTGATTTTGGATTACATTGCGATAATGACATCAACTATCAACCAGGAGCAGAACCAGATCAACAATTGGCAATAAGAAATGTTGTTGGCGGCCTAATATACTTTAATACCTCAGTTGAATCTAATCCATCGTATGAAAATAATGAATTTACTGGAGGCAATATAAGCTTCCCCTATGCAGAAGTGGAATACTCCCCATGTGCAGGCGACGTAATAATGTTTCCATCAAACTATTTGGCGACACACGAGGTTAAACCGTGTATAGAGGGAAGCAGATATGCGTACGTAGGATATTTTGCTCAGGGTTCAAACCATGTTGAAAGAGGAATCAACGTTAGGAATAAAGATGAAAACACCAAAATAGAAGGTGGACAATTGTGGATTCCTAATTTATTTAATGATTATATTAATTATATAGAAGAAAAATATGATCCAGATATAGATGGAGCAAAAATACACAAGCTATTATTCTCTACAAAAAGATACCTCACCAGTAAGGGTACAACAGGAGAATTGTCATGATATTAAATTATAAAGATGTAGAACCCATACACCTTGGTGGTGGCGTAGTCGTTTTTGAAAATGCAATAGATTTAGATTGGGATCACGTCTTCGATCTATCTAAAAAATTTGTCGATGAAGAATGGTCTAAAATGTACTCTCCAGCTGTTGACCCAGAATCTGGAAAAGATGTATATGTTAATAAAAGCGGGTATCTTTACTCAAAAGAAGACACGGACAAAATGCCCAAACGCGCTGCTATGATACATGCATCCGATGATAAACAGGTAGCAGAATTATTTAATTTCATAGAAGGATCTAGGGATAAATATCTATTAAAATATATGGAAATATTTCCATTAGTATACAAATGTATATGGTGGAAGATAAAAGGACATATAACCTGTTATGGACCTAGTGCTTTTATAGGTGAACATTCCGATATTAGCACAGATTACACATATGGATATGAACATCCTATCAACCAACTAGCTTCTAGAAACGTAGTTACCGTTTTAGTATACATGAATGACTGCGTTGATTCAGAAGATAAATTGAATGGAAAAAACTTTACAGAAGGTCATCATTACTTTAACTATTTGGATATAAATTACATACCTAAAAAAGGTGATATAATAATGTTTCCATCTAATTACATGGCGGCTCACGAGGTTAAACCAATTGGTAAAGGTGTAAGGTATGCTTACCTAGGTTGGTATTGTCAGGGGACGCCGAATGAAAAAGTAGCAGAATTTGTTGCTGACCCAATAGAACAACCTGAGCTTTCAAAAAAAGCCACCAATGTCTATATGCCAGAAATGCCAAACGAATATAGAAAATATTTAAAATCTAAAGGTTATGAAGAAAATTCTTTTGCCTATAGACTAACTACTAACAATTTTTGAGGTTTACGTGCAAAGTATAGATCATGGTTTTGGAGTTGTAGAATTTAATGGATATTTATCTGTTGATCAAAAAATGTTATTTGATTATATGGAGTATTTAAAAACAATTAATACTCAAGCATTAAATCACAATAATCCAAATCTTGAACAAAAAAACGAAGCTGGTTTTACATTTAAGGGTAACGAAATCTCTCAAGCCCCTTCTAGGTACACCAAGTTATTTGAGCAATCTAACGATCTAGATATTAAACAATTTGTAAAGATGGTGGATGATTGGGAAAAAGCTATCTATAAATGTCTAATAGATTATTGTAAAATATATCCAGATGCAAAAACTACGATATGGTGGAGCACCGCAGGGCACATAGTTGGATATTCTACAGGTCAGCTCATAGGTCCACACTGTGATACTCAGGTAGCCTATACCCCTGGTCAGATACCAGAAAATGACAACGCAGTATACAATACGTTGAGCTGTGGTTTATACCTTAACGAATGTGCTGATTCAGACGATCTACTCGATGATTATAACTACACTGGTGGTGAATTATATTTAACCCATCCCAAGTTGAGCTATAAGCCAAAAAATGGTGGCATAATATTATATCCTTCTAATTATATTGGTAGACACGAGGTAAAACCCGTTACTAGTGGTTATAGATATGCGTATCTAAAATTCTTTGCTTCAGGTATTCCAAAGAATATGGATCCAAAAGGATTGAACTGGTTGCTATCTCTAGAAAAGGACGTAATGTCTTCTGTAGAGTAAAAAGGAAACTGCATGTTATTATATAACCAGAATATTGGGTATAACGAACCAGCATTTGCCTATTCCGGCACCTTAATTATTAATATAGAGGGTATCAGTAATCCAATTACGGTTAATAATATATACGTAATAACTTTAACTTCAGAAGATGATTCTAACGCAACCACAATAGGCGTAACCAGTATAGATTACGCACCAAGTGGTATCATTACGGTTTCTGCACCAATTCAACAACTGGCAATAATTTCTCAAGCAATTACCAATTCTGCTTATTCTGGTGAAATATCTATACAACTAATATAACTCTTATTTTTGTGTTATAAATTGACTACTATTAAAGTATCTTTATTCAATTTGAGGTAATAATATGTCTGCTAATGATGTTCTAGTCAATGATACAGTCCGCATAAAAGTATACTTTGTAGACACAAACCCAGAAAACGGCGATCAGGTAGAAGTTAGTCCAGTCACAGTTAACGTTAAAATATATAATGGAAAATCAGAACAAATCATATCCACCTTAGCCACTTCTTTAACTAGTTCTCAATATTATTATGATTTTACTCCGTCGGTAGAAGATCAATATAGGATAAATTTTTTAGGACTTTTATCAAATGGTTCCACCATATCAGTAGATCAATATTTATATGTTAGCACTAGAACTACAGAATATAAGCCAACTGTCACACTAGGTGCAACCGAGACTATCTATTTTACTCCAGATATAGCTCCACTCTATATAGATCCAGAAGAGATATTAAGCTATTATCCAGAAGCATCTTTAATGCAATTGGCAGAGATCATACATAATTACTCAGAAGAAGTTGCGCAAATTTATGGATCTGGAGATATTGAGATCCAAAATTCAACTTTAAACTTTACCGCCTTGGAGTATATTAAAGCTGCTACTGCGTGTGAAATGTCAAGAACATATGGATATGGAAGCGGCGATGATGAACAATCAATTAGAATAGGCGATTTGCAAATATCTAACAGAAACTCACCAAGAAGAATGGTATCTAGATCAAATGCTGTTACTTGGTGCCAGATAGCTATAGCCTTAAGGTCTGAAGTGATTGCACGTAGGGTGGGAGCTAGAGGTGTAGTATTCAAGGCTGCAGGTTTAACAGCGCCTGTAGCAGCCTCCTATGACCCAATCACGGGCACGGCTGTGTATCTTAGCGAAACAGGTTTATTTACCCTTGGGGGGAATGGACATGGCCAGCTAGACTCCGATAGTGGAGATAATTTTTATAATCCAGATAGAACGTTAAAGAAATATGATTGATCCTAGAAGAGCATTGAGGGCAACTTTAAAAAAATGGGGTCATGATATACTTTTGCAAAGAAGGCTAAATGACGACATGTTGTATTCAACTAGATTACAAAAATATACGACTAGAAGGTATAACGCTCAAATGGCTAATCAAACCAATGCTGCCAATGAGGTCCCAGAAGGTCTTATAGTTAACTCGGAAATGGTATACTTCTTTGAGCACGACGTCAACCCTAAAAGCGGTGATAGAATATATGAGAGGTATCCAACTGGTGAACAAGTATTTCTCATAGACCAAGCAGTACCCTTTATGGGTAAACATGGTTTAGTGGTATACTGGGCAGTTGGAGCAACGAGAGAATTGCCTGTGTAAAAATGCTTGTAGTTAATAAAAATAAAACAATAAGATTTAAATTTTCATTTAATAATGGTAACAGCTTTTATGACCCACTGCTTCAACAAATTCCTGAAGATGTTTATATATCAATAAATAGAGGCATAAATAGCTATGGAAGTATAATATTATCTCCAATATCTTTAATAAATTCTAGTTATAGAATTTCATCAATAACTGCATCAGCAAAAGATTCCGAGAACTATATTCATCCAACATTTACTTTTTCCGTAAAACATACGTTAAAAATAGGAGATGAAATTTCTGTATATGGAGTTGGTGGTAACTACGATGGTTCTTACTTGGTAGAAAATGCCGTATCAGATTACAGTGTTACCGCAAAATCCATTAAGCTATCTAGTGTTTCACTATCACAATTTGACAATAGCCTATATGTTGCTAGGGCAGTTAAGAAATCTGATTCGTATATAGAAAGAATATCTGAATCAGAATATAATTTTATATATACAATTCCCACTACTTTATTTGCCGGACAGTATACAGTTGTAATAAAGACTACCTATTCTCAAGTTGAACAAACTAACGAAATTGCATTTCAGGTTACTGAAGAAATATCAAAAAATAGTGTAGCCGTAACCGCCAAAGAAGTTACTGATTCAGTAGCAACAATTTATACGGATAAAAATCACGGATTTCTTATTGGTGACTACATAAGTTTATCAAGCGCAGGGATATTATATGATGGTAATTATTATATATCCAATACACCTTCTCCTACCAAATTTTCTTTTCAATTAAATATACCCAATAAATCATTTGAGACCGTATACCCTTATGGAGTTGCTTCTGTAGTCGATGTACAGGGTGTTTCTCCTGTTTTATCTGGGCCAAATCAACCAACTAAAATTTCTTATAGACCAGCTTACGACAGTCTAACTCCTTACAGTACAAATTCAATACTACTAATAGGACATGCAGACGGAATTCCGTTAAACGACATAACCAGAATAAGATCGATACAAGAAGCCGCTAATATTCTTGGAGCAGATAAAAAATCTCCTCTTTTAAGAGCAATTTTTGAAGCTTATAATTCAGGCGCAAAAGATATATTTATAGCTTGTTCAGCGCCAATGTCGGAATACATAGAAGATATTGACGACAGGCTAAATAAAAAAGCATTTTTATTATCAGAAGATTCTACTCCAGTATCTATGAATTTTTATGAAAAATACCATGAAAGATTAAGCGCTACTTATTCTGTGGTTAAAGATTATGAATTTATAGATATAATTGTTCCAGTTGAAGTAAGCATGATTAACACTGGTGGTGTAGATTTTGTTACTCAATTAGCTGAGTATTGCGTAAGTTTTCATAACTCAACAGGGTTTGTTCAACTAGCTGTAATAGGCTCTAGATCAGGCGGAATAAAAGATTCAGATATTCAACTATTAGAAAATAATGTTTTATTTAAAAATAAGTTTACCAGCTATAATGCTCAAGGAGAAATATCTTCAGACATAGGTAGATTTATAATACCAATTTATGGAGAAGTAAACTTTAGTCATACTGGTTTTGCAAACGCTTACGCTGCATCTGCCGCAGCGGCTTTTGCTGGAACTATGTCTAATAATCCAGTATACAATGGAATGATTAGAAAAAGATTACCAGCAGCTTTTTCTCTTTACGGTGGAAATCTATCTTCAGATTCTTTATCAAGATTAGATAATATGTGCATAAATACCGTTTATAGAAACAGAAGAGGCAATAGTGGTAATCCATACGAAATATACATTTCCAACGATTATACCATGGCGGCAAAAAATAGTATTTTTTCTAAAACACCACAGATGAGATTAGCAGCAATGGTTATTAACCAAATTAAATCATTAGCTTATGATTCAATAGGAAAATTTTCTTACGAAAAAATAAATACTAAAGTAGAAGAAATGTTAAGCCTTCTAGTATCAGCTAAAGCAATCAGAAGCTATTCATTAGATGCATACGCAGATAGACTAGAAAAAGGAAAGTTAATTTTTGAAATATCTTTAGTTTCTAGTTTAAGTTTAAAAAACATAAAATTCTCAGTATCAACAGGTCCAGGAGCTTAATATGCCACAAGGTTCATTCCCCTTTCCTCCTCTAGAGGGAAATCCTTTAGGGATAAATAGAATATTTGGAGAAAGACTTCAAGCCCAAGGAAATCTTAATTATCTTGAATTTATAGATATCGTAAGAATACTTTGGAGTCAAGTGCAATCAGATATTCCTATAGTCCCAATGCAAGGTGGTAAATACGCTAATTACCCATGTATCGCCTATAGTATGGAGCTAAGAAAAGCCCATTCTAGTGAACCAAAACCAAGAACTAGACAAGTTTTGTCCGACATATCTCAACACATATATGGCCAAAGGTTCCAGAATATTATAGCTTTTACAATATTGACCCAATCAAACGCTGGCTCAATAGACGCCCCTGCTGGTTCGGATCAAAACAACTCTCAATTACACTACATGGGAGCTGAAGTTGCAGATAGAATTATAGAGATTTTTGAAGAATTCATGTTAGAATACACTCCCGTATTCAAGAGGCTCGGTGCTTCAGAATTTGTTTATGCCAGAAGATTATCTGACGCAGAGATAAATAGAGATCAGATTGACGTAAACAAGAGGGTCGTTACTTATATGCTAACAACCGAAAGATTAATGGCGACATCTCACGAAAAAATTGAAAAAGTAGCTGTAGACGTTAGAACTTATATGGCAGTGGAAAAAGAGTTTGTAACCCAAGAAAATATGACGAATGTCAATAATTTTGACAATGTTGATTTAACGATAACGGATTTATTTCAGTCAGCTACCCCCAATCAATAATGTAAGTTGTTTTCATAACCCATGCGTTACTATAAGTTCTGAATTAGTCCTATATTCCGTAAGTCGGAGGTTAAAAATTAAATGGCTCTACCAGGTGTAAAAACAATATTAAAAGATCGCTTTTATAGCATTTCACGTCAGGATACACCTGTCGGCCCACGAATTGTTGTAATTGCGAAAAGAAATACCGCGAACAAGACAGGCAATGTGCTTGACCTTGACGTAGTTCAAGTTACCAACGAAGCAGATGCTATTACAGCATTTGGTCAAGACTCCGAATGTCACAGAGCTTATGTTGAGCTCGTAAGTGGTGGAGCAGATCGAATCTATATAGTACCACTTCCAAAAGACTCAGTTGTAAGAGCTGGAACCAATTCAGTTCCAGCTGATATTCTTCAATCTGCAGCAACTCCAACAAGTATCTTCGACGATGCTTTCTTGGCAGCAGAAGCTGTTAATCCAGATATCGTCCTACCTTGGGGTAGAGGTGGTCATCCAATGGATTGGGAAAACCCAGCAACTCCAGAAAACGACGCAGAGTATGGTTTCTACGCAGATGATACTACTGTAGTTGCAAATAGCATGATTTACAAAGTCGCCAATGCTATCAAGACTATCAATGAAAGTACTCACCCTTGCTTCGCCGTTATGGGAGTTAAGCCATACTATGGCATTAGTGAAGTGATGACACCTTCTCAGGTTGCTTCACATCTTGCGCTAACTAACTTACCATTAAACACAGGTGAGTCAGCAGTTAAAGAAGTAGGTAGATTCGTTACTGTTATAGCAAGCGAAGTCAAATCAGCTGGTTACCCAGATCGTTTTGGTTATGCAAATGGTGCAAGTGCGTATGCCGCTGCTTTAAGCAGAATGGCAGCATATGTATCACCTGTTAACAAGACTGTTTTCAACCTCGCTAAAATGCGTTACAATGGCTCTAGAGCAAGTTTGAACTCATTGTCTGATCGTTCAGTAAACAGCATTATCCTTAACTTTAACAGAGCACCAATCTTCAGTGATGGTTTGACGTTCGCTAGTTCGTCATCAGACTTTACTAGATTGTCAACTTTAAAGATTGTTAATGAAGCTGCACTTCTGGTTCGTCAAGTATGTCAAAAGTTTGTTGGAGAAGCTTCAACAATTCAAACAAGAAACTCAATGGAAACTGCAATTACCTCAGCACTTAGAGGCATGCAGCAACTGGGAGCACTTCTCGACAGCGACTTTACAATTTCCTACATAGCAGCTGAGAACAAAGCAGTCGTTGACTTAGTTTTGACGCCAGCATTTGAACTTAAGAGCATTGACGTTTCAATCTCTATCAGTTTGGGCACCGGTGCAGGTACCGGCGCTTAATTAAAATAAAAATTATATATACGCTTATAAACATACCGAATTGGAGGGTATAAAATGGCAGATGATTACTACAGTGGTCCAGTAAACAAGTATCTTCAAACATACACAACATTTTCTGGAGCAGATATTGTTGCCACCTTTGGTGGCGTAGAAATTGGAGCTCTATCTGGAATTACTTTCTCAGTAACCAGAGAAAAAGCACCAATCTACACAATGGGTTCCCCAAACCCACGCTCTTTTTCAAGAGGTAAAAGAGGTATAGCTGGTTCATTGATCTTTACGGTCTTTGATCGCCCAGCTCTCTATACCATGCTTGAGACGCATCACAACACTCCTGATGAGATGAAGTTCTACACAAGAGCACACAACACGATTCCTGGCGATCCAGGTCATAAGAGAGGCATCTCTACGGTAGATAGTACTGTAAGAGACGTAGTCAGCAAGACTCCTTTCTACGCAGACCAAATCCCACCATTCGACATTACAATTACTTTTGTTAACGAATATGGTCAAGCAGCAGCAAGATCAATCTATGGTTGCGAACTCCTCAATGAGGGCTCAGGAGCATCAATGGATGACATCGTAATTGAAGAGACAATGACTTATGTTGCTCGTGAAATTGGTCCTATGTATAGAATCGCTACAGATCAGCTTCATAGAATGAATACTGAAGATCTTAACTCGATCATCAGTAGAGACGCTGTATCTTCATCTGCGCTTAATTCAGAGATTATACGTCCATAATTTAATAAACAATAAAAAGAGTATAAAGATAGTGGAGGATGGGTTAAACTTGTTCTCCACTATCTTTTTCTATACAAAGGACACACAATGGCAGATCCAGATCTTCCCCGCTATTTAGACATAGACGAATTGACTAGCCTAACTACTAGGAGTAGAAGAGCTACAAATTACGGTAATACTATTAAGAAATTTAGAAATGACAATGGTTTACCAGATCCTTTTTCGGATATGTCATTTTCTGGCTCAGACATTATGGCAACACTTGTTATTCCTAAAATTGGACCAAATGGGATATCAGAAGACCAAGGTGATGTTATAGAGTTAGCGGAATTACAAACAATAAGCTATTCTATGCACAGGGAAAATTCACCTGTAAGAACCTTGGGGCACGTAAACCCAAGAGGTTTTGTCAAAGGAGCCAGAACAATAGCTGGATCAATGATATTTACAGTGTTTAACGAGTATGCTTTTTACAGAATAGACAATTTCAAAAAAGCATTAGCTCAAACTAGAGGATTTTATTCTCCAGTAGCAGATATGTTACCACCATTTGATATAGTATTTAGCTTCTTCAATGAATATGGTATGGCTGCTAAAATGAAAATATTTGGAGTAACAATAGTCGATGAAGGTCAAACAATGTCTATTGACGACCTTATCACCGAACAGACATACATGTTTATGGCTAGAGGAATACAACCATTGATACAATTAGACCCAGCAGATGATGAGATTAGATATCCTCAGCAATTAGCGGCAGAAAAAGCTGAAAGACTTCAAATTTCAAACAATGCTTTTGGTGACTCAGTAGTTTCTGACTATAAAAACTTTATAGACATAATTCAAAGATAGGTATAAAATGGCAGCACCATATAGACCATTTAGTGGTTATATTCCATACGGGCAGGTTGTTAATAACAAACTAGCAGGAGCTGGAACAACTTTTGATCCACTATCCAATGATATAGATTTGGTTTGGGCAGGTGGAAAAGACTCAAATGAAAAAACTTTTAGTAGCTATTATGACTATTATTTTTCTGGTGAAGACGTAAAGGTATACATTGATGGTTTATTTGACCCTAAGGATGAATTAGATATACAGGGTTTAGCTTTTGCTATTGAACAGCAAAAAACTCCACTATATGGATTCTGGTCTTATAATTTTGATGCAATGATGTTAGGCACTAGAGGCGTAGCAGGAGTAATCAGCGTATTTACGCGTTATCCTAGAAGAATGACAGATCTGCTTGAAAAAGCAGCTCAAGTCAGAGTCAATTCAGCTTCTTCAAAAACCAATGTAGGAAGTGTTGTTTCTTCCCTAAGATCTCAAACAGAATCTTCTATAGATGAAGAGAATGTATCAAAATACTGGGGATATAGCCAATTAGATAGAGTGACCACTAGTGCGGTCAACCCAGCTTTAGCAGACAATGTTCAAGGTGGATATGCAAATGGTGACCACAATATTTTTAGTGCCCATCCCCCATTTAATCTAGTTATAATGTATGGAGTTCAGGATTCAAGCTTAACTACTATTGGCGCAACTGATAATTCTAGTTCTGCAGACATAGAAAGAATGAACAATCTAGATAGAATAATGGTTACGGATGTAAATCAAAGAACCGTAAAGTTAAGCACTAATCAAAATCCAATGAAGATTATTATACAAAATGTTCACTTAACTAAGATGTCAACGCAATACCAAGCTGCAGGCGGAGCCTTAGTTGAGCAGTATTCTTTTATGGCAAGAGATTATTACTTTTCAAATGCCAATATTAGAAATGGATCAGATAGAGCTAATGTTACAACAGTACCAAATACAACCAATACTGTTCCAGCTAATAATGTTGGAGAAGAAGTCCAAAATCCAATGGTTAATATAAACTTCCAAGGATTAGGAACACTTTAGCCAAAAACTGATAATATATGATATAATGAATGATATTTAATAAAGGAGTTTTAATGTCAGAGAATAGAAAAGTTATCGTTAAGAATAATGATGAGAATTTAGCAGAAATGGCGTCTGCAGATTACGCAGAAGTTTATTCAGTCAAAGATGCCCCAGAAGGGGATGATGAAGTCGTAGTAAGATCAGACATGGTAGAAGATCCCGCAGAAGCAACTTCTGTAGATCAGCTTGAAGACGATGTCGAGATATTCGAAGATGGTCCAACCGCAGGCCAAGTAAAAGCCTGGAAAAAAATGCATGGAGAAGTATACGTTACTTCCATCTCCTTTGATAAGCATATAATTTGGAGAGTGCTTTCTAGAATTGAATACAAGCAATTAGTAAAGAAGATGGAACAGCTTATCCAGGCTGGTCAGATGTCTCAGGCCGAAGCTAATATGTGGAATGAGGAAGCTATTTCAGAACTGTGCATACTTTACCCATCTTACGATAAAAGATCGCTTACAGAGGACATGGCAGGCCTCCCATCGCTTATCTCACAAGAGGTACTTGAAGCTTCAGGCTTCGTAGCCTTAGAGGTAAGACAACTATAAAATGTTAGATCCAGAATCATTATATTCCTTAAAGCAGAAATATGGTTCTATATTTAATGTTACAATAAAACGGAAAAGAATATTATTTTAAAGAATTAAATTTTTCCGAATTTGATAAAGTTGCGGAATATAGAAATAATTCTGACTATTCCTCTGCCGATATAGAGGACATCATATTGCTATCCTCGATAGTTCATCCTGAAGAGTTTGATATAAACCAGATTCCTCCAGGAGCAGTATCTTCTCTATGTGAAGAAATAATACAATTTTCTGGTTTCTCTTCTCCTAAAGTAGCTAAAATGATTTTAGAGCAAAAAAGAGAAAAAGCTTCTTCTGTTAGAAGCTTAATGAAAGCCTTTGTTTTGGCTACTATACATACATATACCCCAGAGTTTTTAGATGGTTTAACATATTCTCAATTGGCAGAAAGAGTAGCTCTAGCTGAAAAAATTATAGAGATACAACAAGCTACCGCTGGTATGGAATCTACAAATGTAACTTTGGCATTAATAGATCCCGAAGAAGAAAAACAAAAAGAAGCAGAGAAAGCTTCTAGATACAATGCCTCCAGAAAAGAAGGAGAGGCAGCGTATGAAGACCCAATTGCTAGAAAGCTTATGGGCAGAGGTTAGTACATAAAAGATTAAAAGGTATTTATGCAAAGGGACAGCCAACCAATACATAATATAGGTTTTGGTGTTACTTCTCGTGACCTTAGAAATCAAAATGGACAAAAAGATAACCCATCACCAAATTCTGGTTTTATAGAACAAGCGTTGCATGGGCATCCAGCTTTAAAAACAGCAACAGCATTTATCGCTACAGGATTAGCCGTTCATTATTCGGGAGCCTTTTTTAGACAAGGCGGGATGAAGCTTGGCTTTAAATTATCTCAAGCAGCAGCCGAAAATAGAAGTAGCGTTTTTGCAGGGTTAGAAAGAAACTTACTTAAGGTAAGAAGTACCCTAGACCTACTAGAGGGTGTAGCTAGAGAAACCGCAGGAACTGAAAGATTAGTCTTTAACCTGGGTACAGATGTATCTCAAAACTTATCAACTGGATATGGCGACAAGTCTTTTAGAAGAAGCTTTGGTTATGCTAGAGAGACAGGCACAGAGTGGGGTGCTAGGCAAGAAATGCAGTCTAAGCTCGTAAGAGCTGCTAGAAAATCACTGTATGAAGTCCCAGCCTTAATGGTGGCGAATAAAGTTCAAGATAAAATTACTGGACATGGTAAAGACGAACAAAATAATAGAGACAAAAAATGGTATAGTCCAACGTCTATTGTTACCGATTTAGGTAAGAGTTTTACTAGAGCTCTTACTGGTTATACTTTAGGCTATGCTATTCCTGGGGCTGCTGCTGGTGTTGCTAAATCAAGCTCTCTTAATTTCTTTTATGAAACGGCAAATAATTGGGATTCTATTATCCAACAGTCTGCTGCGGGTATGTTTAGAGCCAAAGCCGCAAAGATGATGGTTGGTAGCGCAAAAGGCCTTCAGGCACTACTGCAAGAGGTTGGCCATGATGCAGCTGATTTACTAGGTAAGACAATTGATTTGTCTGCAAGGTCAACAGGAGCCTTAGCTGCTGGATGGATCGAGCAGAATAGAGAGCACGGAAGAAATACCGTAGCTCAATTATACCAAAATAGAAGAGGCTTGAATCCAACAACTTCAGATGCTAGCTCTATCAGTTCCGATATAGGAAGAAGAGAAAAAGCAAGATTTTTAGCCACTAGTCTTTTTGGCAGGAATAATCAAACAGTAGGAACTAAGGTTACAAACGAAGAACTGCTTAGTCTAATACCTGGTGCAAAATCTGTTATGAACAGTGCACAAGCCACAAAAGGTAAATACAGATTAGTAAAAGACGCTCAAACAATATTAAAAGACACTAGTCAACTTGACAACATCCTATTAAGGGGAACGGAAAGAGTTACAAGGGATGCTGCTGGAGTTGGCTCTGCAGAATTGGCTGACCTTCACCTTATATACAAGGACTCTTTAGCTAGAACAATACAAGAATTGCAAATTAAATCTAATCAACCTTTTGAAAGAATTGCTGATAGATTAAGCGCAATAACAAATGTAGGACGGAAAGTCTAGAGGACCAAGTAAAAAAAGTCTTTTAGATAGAGTAACAAATGAAGAATATAAAAAAGTAGTTGAAAAAAACCTAATAGATACATATGGTATTGATAAGGAAACTGCAAAAAGATTTACTGATTCTCTTAAATTTGAAAAAGACCACCTAAAAACAGTTATTGGTTTAGGTCAAGGAGAAGAACTAATAGTCGTAGCTGCAGAGGAAAAAATAGCTATAGGTAGTCAGAAGATATTCCATGATGACTTCTTTGCCGGTCTTATAGAAAAATTTAACTCATCAAAATATGCAAGAACAGCAAATAATTCATATAAATTAGATATAGACGCTCGCAATTTACAAAAAGTTTTCAAAACAGCAGACGAGGCATTAAAAGATGGAGATTTTAATGATTTAGTTAAACTTAAGGCTGATAAACTCCAAAATATAATGCTTCAAAGAGAATCAGACAATTTAACCTCAACCATATTAACTGAAGGAAGAATATTAAGTTCCGATTATACGGCAAATAAAGTTGGAAACGCTGAATTAAAATTTTTATCACAACAAGCAGCAAAACACCTAGGGTGGAATAACAAAGGCAGTGCTGAACTATTCTTAATAGATAAAGGTATAGATCCATCAAATCTAGGACAACTAAGAGCCTACTTAATGGATCAAAAGATAATGACAACAGGTTCGCTAGAAGGTGGGCTTAGAGGTTATCTTGGTTTTAAAAAAATTAGTTTAGACGATCAACTTAAATCAGACAAAATAAGATTAGAATCATTAAGAAATAATAAAGACGTTCCTTTTCTAGACCCAGGCTTTATTGAAGATCAAGGGCAGATTTATAGTCAAATCGAAAATTTTAAAGCAAGCATCACCAAGCCATCATCTCCAAAGCATAACATTTCTGGTAGATACAGATATGGTGAAGCAGGAAGATCTGGGTCTTTAGATGTAAATCCAGTAATAGAAGCAGCTCAAAAGACGTTTGATTTTTTAACAAATGAGATTAAACTTCCTGTAGTTCACTTTAATCCACTATCACTATTGGGCGGTAAAGATTTATCTGCTATGAGAAAAGCGGGTGATTTTCAAATCATACCAGGAAGGTCTAATAACCCATTTGTAAGAAATGAAGCCGAAGGGGCAGAACTATTAACGTGGAGCAGAACTGGTGGTTTCCTTGGCTCAAAAGGAGAGGTAAATGTTTATCGATTCAATGAAGCCACTGGCCAGATAGAGGCAGAAAAATTAGCAGGAAAATTTAGACCGTTATCTAGAGACTCTAAGTCGATGACAGGAAAAACTGCAGAGTTTGCATCAGGCGAAGGAAGAGTAAAACCAGAAAATGATTCATTCCTAAAAACAGCATTAAATTTTGATCCAGAACAATCTCCTTCTGTCCCAAGATTTATCGGCAGAATGGTTAATAGGAAATTTGATATAAACAATGAAGCAGTCATGGCTAAGATCATTTCCGCAAAAGAAGGCGAAGAATTTAGCGTACCTGGATTTGGAAGAAGAAAAAAATTAATATTAAGTTCAGAAACATCTGGACAGGTTACTAGACAAACTTTATTAGATGCTAGAACTGGAGAAACTGTAGCATCGCATGCCGATTTGATGGAAGCTTTTACCGCTTTTGCGGATAGTACATTCAATCAAGGAACTCCAAGAAAAGTTGCAGACCTACTCTTAGGTGAAAATACTATTCTTCCATATGCAGCAAGAGAAGCCGATAGATATGGTGAAAGCTTAATTAGAAATTTCAATACGGTAACTAATACTTCTCACGTTCAAAAAATAGTAGGAGGTTTCGAAGAAAGCATTAACGCACTTCACGAAACAGGTGTCCAGTTAGTTAAACAAGGTAAGGCAGATAAAGCAGAAAAGATTTTTGATCAATATGCAACTTTAAAAAAGGGTCATAATAGATTACTTCGATTTACAGAAATGGATCAAGTCCAACTTTCTGCTGAATCCAGATTATTTGAAAATTCACCAAGTATTTTAACTAATTTAGATGAATTTAAATCAGAAGCAGTAAGATTAGCTATACAGCAAGAAGTTATCTTAGGACAAGAATTTGCTCCTGAGGTAATTAAAAGAATTTCCAGTGGAATTGATGATCTATATACTCAGGGAATCATAACAGCAGCTCAAAGAGCAGAAGCGCAATCTTCTACAACATCTACTGTATTTAACTTAGCGGCATTTGAAACATACAACTTTGAAAAGGGAACAGATCTTATTGCTGGGATTCAAATTAACCCCGCAGAAAGATTTAGGGAAAGTAAAAGAATTCTTCAAGAGAATCCAGAACTATTGCGTCCTTTTACGGAAGGCTCAATTGCAGAACCAAGGTTATCTAAGCACTCAATTCCTATTCGCAAAGCTGCACCATTCGTAAAGAAATATTTTTCTCCAAGTAAATATAAATTTACAGATAATGTTTCTCCTATTTCTGGAGATTCAGAATATACGGTCATGCCAACCTTTTCAACGGCATTAAAAAGAAATCCTAAAGATACTCTATTAAGCGCAAGTGGAATACGAACATATGGAAATGAAGAAGGTTTTTCATCTGGTTCTGTACCAATTTCGCACATGTCAGAAAGGCTTAATAGATTCTTTGGGACAGTGGGGGCTGGGGTAGATCCAAACGCTTATAGTGGCCCATTATCAATGTATGCAGCTGGTTATATGGGCCAAAGGGTTCTCCCTGGAATTGCTATAGCAACAACAGCTCTAGCCGTAGACAGAGAGCTTGGTGGTGCTGTTAATGATAGAGATGAAAATGGCAATAAAGTATACACACCCTTAGTAACAACTGGAGCAGCAAGAGTAGCAGTAGAAGCAAGAGCTATGATGTCAGCGATTACTCCTGGTGGAATGGATTACGCTCAAAAGAAAAACCAACTACTAGAAGGCGAAACAGCTGTAAGACAAGGCAGATGGTGGGCCTTAGGTAATACTCAGTTTAAAGGTGGAAAAATCCAATACTTTAGACCTTCTTGGTATAGAAGATTAAAATCAGCTGGAAAGTTTACACCAGAGGGTCTTGGGACCCCAATGGAAAACTTATTATACAACCAAGACTATTCTCCACTTAGACCAATAGATCCATATAGATTTGAACGTGAGCATTATGAGGATAGACCATATCCTTTAACTGGAGAATATTTCACTGGTCCATTTGGTGCTTTAACTCCAGCATTAAATATGACTGTTGGAAAAATACTTAAACCACAAAAGACAATGCATGAAGAAGAGGTAAATAGAGCCCTTGCCTCATACGAACCTGCTGGAGAATCAGGTGCATATCTAAGACAACAACGTACCATTTATGAGAAGTCTAACATGGTTCCAAACCCAGGAGTATCTTATCCAGCTGCGCCACCTTCTTCTCTCCCATTAAAACCAACAAAATTTGTACCAATAAACTCTAGCAGTAATGGGGATGGTTCTATTGCTGCAGCCAATCAAAGATATTCTAACGCAGCAGGGCCTACTGGAAGTGCAGCTCAAAGTGTAATAAAACAAATATCTTCTGCTAACAATTCACTATCAACAGGATATGGTTCTGATACTAAATCTAAAAAAATAAAAAGAACTAATAGAACAAGAGGCGAAAGTGTAGCTCAAGAAGTTACTTATGGTCCACCATCAGGTCCAAAAATGATGCCTGAAAAAATTGTTTCAGCAGGAGCTCCTATAAGAACTGGATCTAATGAATATCAAGCTGGAGACTTAGGTTATAAATTACAAGAAACAGCTGGTATATATGGTTTTGGCTTTGGTCAAATTAGACAAAAATTAGGATTAGGGAAACAAGACTTAAGTCCAGATAGAGCAGTTTTGCAATCCGCTGACAAAGCGTATGGATCAACAAGAGCATTTTGGGACTTGAATCTTGGTGGAATGGGTGACATACCTCTTCCGTCTCAAGGCCCCTTGGGAAATATAGAATTATCAGAAATAGTAAGAAGACTTGTTCCTAGGGAAAGAACTGATGTTAGTTACCTAAACCCTATTAAAAATACAATGGGTAAAAAATATCCTTTCCTACCAGGAAGCGATAACTTCATAGATTTTACAACGGGAGATCCTTATACGAAAGTAGCAGAAGGAGAAATACGTTTACCTGGTATAGGGTATGAAAGATTCAATAAAATTTATCCAGGTAAAAATGGTAAATATGGAGCTGTCAATCAGTTAGATATATTAGCAGACGTTGCTCCGTTTTCTAGAGAGTTTAAGCAATTAGATAGAAGAGTAGATAAGATGGATCTTTCCGAAGAGGAAAGACAAAAAGTATCACAAATCAGGGCTCAAAAGAAAGCAATTCAAGAATCTAAAGTTCAATTTGTTTCCTATAACCAAACTAAAGGTACAATTTCTAACGCAATCAAAAATCCTTTTTCTACAGCAAAAGAAGCTTTTTTACATACAGACAACTTTATCAATAATAAGTTCACAGGTGAACAAAATGCAACAGAAAATTGGGAAAGAAAAAATGTATATGGTGCAACATTCCCAGAGTGGCAAAGACCAGTAGAAAGCTTTATTAAACCAATTTATTACAAAGGTACTCAAAGAAATCCTTTATTAGCTGGCGCAATTGGTGCAACAGTAGGCGCAAGTATCCTTGGTGGATCACGAAAGGGTAGAATTATTGGTGGCACCATCGGTGCATTAACGGTAGGTGGTTATTCAGCTGCCCATAAAATATCCAGTGCAGTTACTGGAAAAAGATTTATTCCACTTGAAAGAAAAAAAGAACTAGCATTAGAAGAATATTCAGATATATTAAATTACACCAAATACACTACAGCCGCAGCTAGAGCAAGACTAAATGGTGATGAACAAACCGCTAAAGAATATATGGCAGCATCTAGAAAGACAATGTATGGTACTAACTTGGATACTCCTTCAATAGATGTTTTAGCCGCAGGTATTCCTAAGAGGAAAAAAGATTATTTTAAAGAGATGATTACTGCTCCAGAACATGAAAGAAAAAATATATTATCAACAGCAGGTCGATTAGAAAGAAGAATCTATGAAGCTGCATGGGGAATGCCAGTAGAAAAAAAACCAGACTTAGTAGACTATTTCCAAACGCATGAACTTCCTGGCCCGAATTGGGAAGGATGGCACCCAAATACAAATATGGAACATGTTAAAATTAAAACTGGACAATCTATGGGTCTGGAAATGTCTCAAATGGGTTACTATCCACAACAGATAAAAGAAGCTAATTTAACAAATCCAAGTTATCCAGAATTTGGCAGTGGAAAAAAAATTAACTCCGCTAAGGAAGTAAGGCAAAAGTTACAAGCCTTAATGAATGACAATGGAATTAACGGAAGAATGATTCCCGTTAAAAGATACAATAATGATAATAGAGTTAACGTTTCAGCAGGGATTAGGTAATACTTATGTATAAGGGCGAATTTTTTCAAAATGGTATTCTTTCTGAAATTATTCTTCAAGACGGTACACCTGCAATAAGATCTAATGTTACTGGTAAAGTATATGCAGTTGACAAACTGCGAACAGCTGTTAGAGAAGCAGCAGAACTCGGAGTCGCTGAAGCACATGTTTTAACTGGAAGCTCCTTAGACCCATACAGCTTGCATCACGTAAGTCAAACTGAGCAATTAAATACAATTCTAGCTAGAGCGAAAACAGAGCCTGTAGTACAAGAATTTTTAGAAAAAAGAGGTTTGGGGCACTTATCTGGAAAGACTATTTCAATTCAAAGGTTGGGATATTCCAACCCATATAACATCAAAAAAGGTAAGGAACACGGTTTTTCATTAGCCTTTGAAGACTTACACCTACAAGAAGAACCTGAAGTTATTGTTGGCGGACAAAGAGTCAAACTAGCTAGTTTAACTGCAGCTGAAAGAGCAAGTCCAGAATATAGCACAATAGGTCATGCTACGGTTAGGCAAGGTACTGGAACAGTTTTAAGGTATCAAGTTCAAGGCGATGAAGAAGGAGTC